TATCAAACAACACAGGTTAATTTAGTAAAAGTAATAAACACGAATTAATGGAAGCAGAAGAAATTGTTGGAATAAAAGTCACCACCGATACCGCACAGGCTACGCAAGAGGTACAGAAATTAGATAAAGCATTTGATAAAACAGATGAATCGGTTAAGAGTTTAAGAACTCAGTTAAAAGAGGCAACTGCGAATGTTGCTATTATGGCTGATAAGTTTGGTGCTACTTCAAAAGAAGCGGTTACTGCTGCAAAGCGTGCAGCTGAATTAAAGGATCGTATCGGTGATGCTAAAGCGTTAACAGATGCCTTCAATCCAGATGCAAAGTTTAAAGCGGTAGCGGGTGCATTATCTGGAGTAGCGGGTGGATTTGCTGCGCTTCAGGGTAGTATGGCTTTATTTGGCAAAGAGAATAAGAATGTAGAAGCTGCTTTATTAAAAGTAAATGCGGCTATGGCTTTATCACAAGGCTTAAACGCTTTGGGTGATTCAATAGATAGCTTTAAAAACTTAGGTACACAGATTAGAGCAAGTACGGCATTCATAGAAATAAATAGTGCTGCGAATAAAACTGCTGCGGTTATTCAGAGGGCTTTTGGTGTTGCGGTTGCAGAAACAAGTACAGGATTTAAAGTTTTAAAAGGTGCAATTATTGCAACGGGTATCGGTGCGCTTGTAGTTTTATTAGGATTAGTTATAAATAATTTTGATGCTATTGCAGATTGGATTAAGAAAAGCCCTTTGGGTGCATTAGCAAAAGGTGTCGGTGCATTAGTAGAACAATTTACAGACTTTGTTGGAATTACAAGTGAGGCAGAAAGAAACTTAACTAAATTATCTGCTGCTAATAAAAGAGCAAATGAAGATATTGCAAATAGAATAAAGATTTTAAAAGCGCAGGGAGGTTCGGAGGAGGAAATTTACAAATTAAGCCAACAAAGAGTTGAGAATGAATTAAGTACATTAAGAGAAAGTTTAAAAACAAAAGGTAAATTAACAGATGAAGAAAATAAACAATTCAGAGATTTAAAGACTGAACAATTAGTTTTAACTGCTGATTATAATAAAAAGACTGCTGACGCAACTGCAAAAGCTAATGAAAAAGCAAAAAAGGATCGTGATGATGCTGCTAAGCAAGGAATAGAAGATACAAAGACGGCTAATAAAATGCTTATTGAATTGCAGAACGCTAAGAGTGTTGCAATATTAACAGATGAGAATGATAAGGCTATTAAGCAATTAGAGAATGATAAGAAACTAAAAGATGACGAAATTAAGCAATTAAAAGTAAGTCAAAAAGTTAAGGATGAATTATTAAAACTTAATAATGAAAAGTTTGTTGCAGATAAGGATGCTATAAATAAAAAGGCAAAAGAAGATCAGGATAAAAAAGATAAAGAGGATGAAGATAGCCTTAAAGCATTTAATGAAAAAATTAAAGACATTAAAATTGCTGCTATTGATGATGAATTAGAAAGAGCAAAAGAAGAAAGATCGGCTAAACTTGAAAAGGATTTAGCAGAATTAGAGGAAGATAAAAATTTTATAAAATTATCAGAAACCGAAAAGACTGATATAAGAAATAAATTAAAAGAAACTGCAGAAGATGATTTAACTTCTATTGAATTAGATGCAGAAGAAAAAAGATTAGATAAGAAATTAAGATTATTAGAATTAAACCTTCAAGCATTAACTAAAGGAACTCAATCATATTATGATGCTAAAATAGAACTTATAAATTTAGCAGAGAAAAAAGAATTAGCAGAACTTGAAGATCAATATAATCAAAAGAAACTTTCTAAAGAGGAATTTGAAAAAGCGCAAATTGCTATTGAAGCTAAATATGCTAAACAAGTAAAAGCTACTAAGTTAGAACAACTTAATGAATATTTAGGTTATGCGACTGCGGCATTAAGTGCAATAAATAATGTATTTTCTGCAGCAAGTAAGGTAAACCAAATGCAACTTGACGCAGACCTTAAAAAAGTAAAAGGTAATGCAGTAGAGGAAGAAAAACTTAGAAAAAAAGCATTTGAACAAAATAAGAAAACACAAATTGCTCAAGCAATTATAGGAACATTACAGGCTGCAGTTCAAGCATATCAATCTCTTGCAATTATTCCAATAGTCGGACCTGTTTTAGGTGCGGTTGCTGCGGCGGCTGCATTAGTGTTTGGATATAAGCAAGTAGCTTTAATCAAAGCACAAAACTATGAATCTGCTTCGGAGGGAAATGTAGTTTCACCAGATTTGGATGGAGGTGGTGGATCACCGAGTACAGGTGGAGGTGGTGGTGGATCAATCCCTGATACAGGAGGAGGAGGCGCACCAAATACAGGCGGAGGTGGAAATGGTGGTGGCGGAGGAAATGGTGGTGGTGGAACTTCGCCATCTGTTCGCGCTTATGTTATTCAAAGTGATATTTCAAATTCCCAACAAAGAGAACAAGAAATACAAAACAGAGCAAGGTTTCAGTAAACGATAAATATTTAAAAAAAAACTATTTAGTATTATGAATAAAGAATTACCAATATATATGTTGGATATTACAGAGGATGTTAATGACGATTCACAAGTTGATTTTATTTCCTTAGTTGATAGTCCTGCAATTCAAAAGAATTGGAACGCATTTAGTAAAACACAAAAATTTGAAGTTACAAATGAAGATCGTCGTATTATTTCGGGCGCTATTATGTTGGCTGACACGCCAATTTTTAGGAGTGATGCTACTTATGGCGACTACTATGTGGCTTTTAGTCGTGATACTATTCTTAAAATTGTACAAAAGTTTTTCAAAAAAGGCTTCCAAAGTAATGTGAATTTAATGCACAATTCAAATGCACAATTTGAAGGGGTTACTTTATTTGAAAGTTTCATATCAGATACAAGCAGAGGCATATTACCAATGAAGGGCTTTGAGGATGCACCAGAGGGAAGTTGGTTTGGCAGTATGATTGTAGATAATGAGGACGCTTGGGCTAAGGTTAAGAATGGCGAGATTATGGGCTTTAGCGTAGAGGGTTTATTTAACTACAAACCGAAGGAAGTTAACAAGGTTGCATCAATGGTTGATGCTATCAAAAAAATATTATCACAAGTTAAGTGATAAACTTTTCATTTTTTCACTATATAATAAAAAAAGTATGAACGCACAGGAAGCAATTTTAAAAATTAAGGCATTGTTTGAGGACAACGCTGCGCCTGTTAAAGAAGTTGAAGCTGAAGAAACTAAGGTTGATGAAACTAAGGTTGAGATGGCTGAATATTCTTTGATGGACGGAACTAAAGTTGAAATTTCAGCATTAGAGGTTGGCGGTTCTGTTAATTTAGCAGACGGATCAGTAGCACCGGCAGGCGACCACGAATTGATGGACGGAACAGAAATTACTTTAGACGAGAATGGCAAAATTATTGCTATTGAAACTAAGGTTGAAGATGTTAACCCAGAAGCAGAGGTTGAAGCTAAGGATGACAAAAAGATGGAAGATATGGCTGAACAATTCAATGCAAGTATTGCAGAATTAGTTGAGGCTAAAAGAGTATCAGACGAGAAAGTTTTAGAATTGGAAAATAAAGTAAAGCAAGGTTTTGCACAAGTAGCTGAATTAATTGAAGCACTTTCAAATACACCTTCAACAGACCCAATTCAAAGACCTAATAGCTTTAATTCATTTATTAATACAAATGATATTAAAAGCCAAAGATTAGATAAATATAGACAAGCAATTTTAAACATTAAAAATTAATAACAATGGCATTTGACGTATCAGCATTAGCCGCTTACACAGAGCAAAACGAAGCCTTATTGGTAACGGATTCTGTATTAGGCGCAAAGACTGCATCTTTAATTAAGAGCGCAGGTAACGTTATGGTAGGCGTAAAGTCTGCTGAAACGATTAACATTATGGACACAGACGCAATATTTCAAGCGGGCGGAAGCTGCGGATTTACTGCATCAGGTTCAACAACTTTTACTCAAAGAACAGTAACAGTTGGAAAAATTAAAGTAAACGAATCTCTTTGTCCTAAAGACTTAGAAGCTAAGTATTTACAAAAAGCATTACCAACAGGATCAATTTATGATTCTATTCCTTTTGAGCAAGCATTTGCTGAGAAAAAAGCAAAGACAATCGCTTCTCAATTAGAGACTGCTTTATGGCAGGGTGATACAGATAGTGGCAACGCTAATCTTTCTCGTTTTGACGGATTGGTTAAATTAATTGGTGCTGCATCTGGACCGGTAGCTGCAAATAGTGCAACTTATATTGCAACTGCGCCTATTAGTGCTGCAACAGGTATTACTGCTTCAAATGTAATCAGCATTTTTGATGGTGTTTACAAAGCAATTCCTGCACAAGTTGTAGGTTATGATGATATGACTATTTTCTGCGGTATGGATTCTTTTAGAACTTATACTATTGCATTAAAGAATGCAAATATGTTTAACTATTCTTTTGATGGTAAGTCTGATAGCGAATTTGTATTGCCAGGTACTCCTATTAAAGTTATTGCTTTACAAGGTTTAAACGGAACAAATAAAATTTACGCTGCAAGATTAAGCAACTTGTTCTTAGGAACAGATTTGTTGAACGAAGAAGAAAAGTTTGAAATTTTTTACGCAAAAGAAGCAGATCAAGTAAGATTTGTATCTGAGTTCAAAATGGGTGTAAACTTTGCTTTCCCTGACGAGATCGTTAAGTTTATCTTATCATAATTATTCGGGGGTGTAAAATACCCCCTTTTTTTAAAAATATTAAATTAAATAACAATGGCGTGTGCATTAACACAAGGATATACTTTAGATTGTCGCGATAGTTTAGGCGGTATCGTAGAAGTATATTTCACAGAAGCGGCAAACGTATCTGCAACAACTGAGGCAAGTGGTGTAATTACTGCTTTGACTAAGGCGAGTGGAAAGCGTTTTTGGAAGTATGCTTTAGTTAAAGATACTTCAATGTTCAATCAAACAATGACTGCTTCTGTTGCAAACGGAACAGTTGTTTATGGTCAAGAACTACAAATAATTTTAAACAAATTACAAACCAATACAAGAAACGAATTACTTTTGTTAGCGCAAAATAGTTTAGTTGCTGTTGCAAAAGATAGCAACGGAATTTATTGGTATTTAGGAAAAACTCGTGGTATTGATATGACTGCAAATGCAGCATCTACCGGTACTGCGCAAGCGGACAGAAGTGGTTTCACTTTAACCTTTACAGGTTCTGAGCCTGCATTAGCACCAAGCGTTGCACAAGCAGTTTATTCTGTTTTAGAAACAGCAGGCGCATAGGTTTTTCATAGATTTATAGGTTTGCCGCCGTTCGTTAATTCGTTCGGCGGTTTTTTTATAGATCATATATGAGCCGATTGTCAATCATTTACGGCTCAAAGTTGCCTTATCAGATAACTTTTATGATTGATAAAGTTTTCTATTAGAGAACTTGTAACCGAATTGGTAACATAGTTAGGGTACAATATGTAAAATATTGTAACATAATTAGAGTATATATGTCACTGATTTATATATAATTGTGACATAATTTGTTAATTGTTGGTAGTCATACTACGCAAGTGTTCACATTTTTAAACCTTTCACGAATACGTGAACATTATAAATTAGTGACAAAGTCAGTAGTAATACTACGACAATTACGGAAATTATAAACTCTTGTTGTACCTAAATTATAATATCCTGCATATAATTGTAACATTGATACACTTATTCATACGATAATGTGTCATTAAAGTAACATATAGCTATTCTTATGTTACTTTAAAGGGACAAAGTAAAGTTATAACTTGACTGATGTTATAACGCGGTAAAGTAATAGCTTTACATATCAGGGTTATTTATCCCCTATCTGCAACAAATTCAAATTTTTGCTATTTAGTAGTATGATAAGGTTAACGAAAGGGCAGACGCAAAGTATTATTTTAACATTAACTGAAAAGGAGTTATTAACTAACCCTAATTATTTGTTCGTGTTTACTAATAGAAGCGCCAATACTGAGGTTAAATTTGTTAAGCTAAATAATACAGACATAAGTTTGTACAAGGATAGGTACAATGAATTTAGTATCGTTACAAATACTAACTTTGGATCTTCGTTAAATGGTCAATATGACTACGAAATATATGAACAAGTAAGTACAACGAATACAAATCCTGTGGGTTTAAATATGCTTGAATCAGGCATAATGGAACTTATTGGAACGCCAATGTCGTTTACTGAATATTCAACAACAGACACTTATAAAATAAGACAATAATGGATTTAAGAGTATTAACATTTGCGGAAGCTAAGCAGCCTGAATTTAAAGAAAAGAAAGGCGAGGGCTATATTCAGTATGGCGACCGCAACGATTATCCAAATTATTTAGTTGATTTATTTAATAAGTCAGCTAAGCATAATGCGATAATCAAAAGCAAGGTTCACTATATTAGCGCAAATGGTTGGAAGGGAAGTCCAGAGGCAGAAGCCTTTATTGATAACGTTAATAGGATGGAAAGTCTTAATGACTTAACCCGCAAAGTTTCCTTAGATGCTGAATTATTCGGTGGCTATTATTTAGAAATTATATGGTCAGTAACTAAGCAGTTAGCTGAAGTATGGCATTGCGATTACACTAAGATTCGTACTAATAAAGATAATACTCAATTCTGGTATAAAGAAAAATGGGATGACAGAAACGAAAAGGCTATGGTTTATCCTGCCTTCAATCCTGCTAATCCCGTTGGCAAACAAATACTTTATATTAAAGAATACCGCCCAAATATGGGTTACTATTCATTACCAGGTTATTTCGGTGCGCTTAATTACATAGAATCAGATATTGAGATTTCTAAGCACGTCTTAGGTAATGCGCAAACAGGATTCAGCGCAAGCAAATTAATTACCCTTCCTAATGGTGAACCTTCAGATGAAGAAAAGCGTAATATTGAAAAGCGTTTTACAAATAGATTTAGCGGATCAGATGGCAAAAAGTTTATTTTAGCTTTTGTTAATGATAGCGCAAGGAAGCCAATAGTTGATGACTTAGGAACTTCCGATATTACAAAAGAGGATTTCGGGCGTGTGGATTCATTGATCCAGACTAATATATTTTCAGGGCATCAAATTACAACGCCTTCAATCTTTGGTATTGCAGAGGCGGGTAAGTTAGGCAGCCGTTCTGAAATGCGTGATGGATATGAGATATTTAAAAACACTTATGTAAATAGCAAACAAATGCACCTTGAAAGTGTGTTTAATATGTTGGCTAAATATAAAGGGGTTGCAGAACCTGAATTACTTATAATCCCAACCGAGCCTATTGGCTTTGAGTTTACTGAAAACCTATTAAAAGAAATAGCACCTAAAGAATGGTTACTTGAAAAGGCGGGGATTGATATTAGTAAATACCAACCCGTTGCCCAACAAGCGCAGTTTTCAGACGAATTTAGCGTGTTTTTTGAGTTTGGAGACGCAAAGGATAGCTTTAATGTTTGGAGGTCAAGAACGCGCTTTAATGACGATTCAGAATATCAGATGTTTGCAGAGGTAAACCAATTACAGGCGAATGTGCTTGATTTAATGTCTAAGGATAAAAGAATTACCCCAGATGTATTAGCTACAACGCTTGAACAAAGCGAAGATACTATCAAGCAAGTGATTAAAACATTAATAGAAAGCGGATATATACAACCAAGTGAATATGTTATTGGTGAGGGGATTGATAGCAATACAATTATTGAGCATACACTTACAGAGCCATTAAACGATATATTAACAAAAATTAAACCACAAACAAAAGAGTTACTAATTAGATATTCTTATGAATGGAATGAAGATTTCAATATTTCAAATAAAGAAAAAAAATCTACACCCTTAATTGATACAAGCAGACCTTTCTGTAAATATTTATTAGAAGCTGATAAAATGTATTCTCGTAGCGATATAGAAAGTATTTCAGCACGTTTAGGATATTCAGTTTGGGATAGACGTGGAGGTTGGTGGAATGACGATGGTACTAATTCACCAAGTTGCAGACATAGATGGGTTTCAAATATAGTAACAAGAAAATAAAATGAGTAAGAACACATTATTTATATCAGTTCAATCAATTAAAGATAGAACAGGGCTTCACGCTAACGTAGAAGAAAAATTAGTTTTGCCTGAAATTAAAACTGCGCAAGATATGTATATTTTGCCCGCTTTAGGTTCTGCATTGTACAATGAATTACAAACAGCAGTAGATGCAAATACATATACGCAATTACAAACAACATTATTAGACGACTACATTGTAGATTGTTTGATTTATTTTGTTATGTCAGAGCTTCCACAAGGTTTATCATATCAGTTTTACAATAAGGGTTTAATAAGAAAGACAGGCGAGAATCAAGAAAGCCCTTCAATGCAGGATATGATTGACGTGGCAAATAGATACAGAGCAAGAGCAGAATTTTATAAACAAAGATTAATAAAGTACCTGAAACAAAACAATGCTTCTTATCCTAATTATTTAAACTTTGGTAGCGGCATTGATTCAATTAAACCTGACAATGAGGGTTACACTGTTTCAATGTATTTAGGAGATGCTTGTTGCAATGACGATTACGAAGGCAAGAATAAAAAAACTTTTGAAGAAAGGTATCAGGGAAACATAGGTTGCTGCTAATATATGAGTAAACAAGTAAATATTAAAAACCAAACTAAACTAAAAGTTTTTTTGGCAAAAGAAAAAAAGAATGACACTGAATCAAATCGTGAAAGAACTAACAAAAATAGGCAACGACCACGAGCAAATTAATTACGTCTATTTTGGTGATGTCTGGGAACGTATAAGCAATGGCGAGGTTACATATCCTGCTATGTTTTTTACTTTAACAGGTGCAAATTATGGCGCTAAGGAAATAGCTTTCTCATTTAGTCTTTACTTTATGGATCGTATGCTTATGGAAGAAACAAATGAAACAGAGGTTTTATCAGATATGACACAGGTTGCGGGTGATGTAGTGGCGCAATTAAGATACCCAGAGGATTATTCTATTGTAACTTGGACGTTAAGTCAAAACTTACCCGTTACATTTTACACAGAAAGTGATCCTGATTTATTAGCAGGCGTAAAATTAGATGCAACATTAACCGTGCCATTTATTAACAATAGGTGTCAAGTACCTTCAAATTATACTTTTTAATGGAATCAAAAAAAATTAATCAATTAGCAACAGAACTTGCGCCTGATTTATCAGATATTACAATTATAGGCGACCCTACAACGGGCATAAGTAAAAAAATTACGCTATCACAAATGGCTTCTTTATTTACGGGTACAGTTGAGGAGTACGCAAACTTTGCTGCATTCCCTATAACAGGAGTTGCAGATACTATTTATGTAGCTAAAGATACAAACGTTATTTATAGATGGGATTCTACTGCTTATGTAGTTTTATCCCCTAACGTAATTGCTTCGCTTGTATTTAATGATGCGAATGGATTTGACGGAACTATTGCTTTGGTTGGTTCGGTTGCGACGCTTACAATTACAACTGCATTAACTTCTGGATCAGTTCCTTTTATTGGTGCTTCAGGTGCTTTAACACAAGATAATGCAAACTTATTTTTTGACGATACTAATAATAGATTAGGAATTAATACAAATGCGCCAACAACTGCATTAGATGTATTTGGTTCAGGTATTATTGGACGCATAAATGGAACTTCAACAAACAATTCTTTTTTAGGTTTTTCAAGTGCGGGAACTAACAAATGGTCAATCGGCAATGTTCAGTCTGACCATAGATTTAGAATATTTAGCGAAGCAAATAGTGCTGAATTAATTACAATTTTACAAACAGGGGAATTTGGTATTGGTATTGCAAACCCGACAACCAAGTTTCATATTGACGGCGCTGCTTCAGCATTAATTGCAAATTTAGACGCAAACGTTTCTATTGCAAAAAGTGTTTCATATCGTTCTGATAATAGTGCAAGAATAAATTTAGAAGTAAGCGGAACAGAATCAGGTTCAAATGCGGGTGCAGATTTCTTTTTAAGAACTTACACAGATGCAGGTTCTTTATTAGAAACACCTTTTTCAATAGTTCGTTCAACAGGTTTAGCAACATTTAAAAATATTGCAATTACAGGATTGACTTCAGGATATTTACCAAAAGCAAATGGTTCAAGTGCGTTATCTAATAGCTTAATATGGGATAATGGAACTAATGTTGGAATTGGTAATACTAATACCTCTTATACATTAGATGTTAGTGGTACAGGAAGATTTACAGGTAATGGTTACGTTGGTGGTAATTTAGGAGTAGGAACTTTAATCCCTTCAGGCATTGTTAATGGATTAGGATTAGTAGTATATGATACAAATTATCCAAGAGTAATATTACAAAATTCAACAACAGGTACGGGAACAGGTGCTTATAGTGGATTATTTGCAATTGGGAGTGATATTTATTTTGGGAATTCATCTGCAACCGGTAAATTATATTTTGCAGTAAATAGTTCAAGCTCTGCAATGAGTATAAATTCAGCAGGAGGTGTAAGTTTAGAAGGGTATTTAACAGGTCAAGGAACTAACCCAGGTGGTTTAGGTGGTAGTAGATATGTAATTGATTGGCTTAGTGGTAATATGAGAATATTTTCTTATGGTGCTGATGCTTCTACAAATGGTGGATTTACTTTTAATTCACAAAGAAGTGATGGTACAAATAGTAGCGACCGTATTAATATTCAATCAAATGGTTTATTTACTTTTGGTGAATACTCATCTACATCTACTGGTTATAAATTTAGATTTAATGGTAATGGAGCAGGTGATGTAATGGCTATTGTTTTAAATGGAGGTACTGCTGCTACAACTTCTTATATAGCATTTAGAACAGGAACAGGTGAAGGTTCATATAAAGCAGATATTCGTTATGAAACAGGAGCATTAAGTTTAAATAATATTTCTGATGTTAGATTTAAAGAAAATATAGTTGATGCATCCACAAGCGAACAATGGAATAAAGTTAAAAATTCTAAATTAAGAAAATTTGACTTTAAAGATAGAACTGCAACTAACCAATTAGGATTTATTGCACAAGAATTATATAACACAATACCAGAAGCTATTAGTAAAGGAGGTGACGAAGAAGAATTTAATGGTAATGAAAAAAGTATTTGGACAATAGCTTCTACAAATATGATACCAACTATGTTTGGAGCATTACAAGAAGCAATGGCTAAAATTGAAACCTTACAAACACAAAACGACGCCCTACAATCACGCATTGAAACATTAGAAAGCAAATAACAATGATTATACACAATCCCATATTAACAGGTTCATTCACAGTCAATGGTACTGATGTAGCAAGCATCACTAGCTCAGCCGCTAGTATAACTGCAATAAACAGTTATACAGCGTCACAAAATATTTTAAATGGAACTTATGCTACTACAGGTAGTAATACATTTAAGAACCCTCAAACTATTAATAGTAATTTAATAGTTACTGGTTCAATTACTGCGGCTACATTAGTAGTGCAGACAATTACCTCGTCTGTGGTTTATAGCTCTGGGTCTAATGTGTTTGGAAATAATATTGCTAATACGCAGGTGATGACTGGTTCAGTAAATATAACTGGGTCATTAGCAGTAGTAACTACTGGAACTGAATTTCAAGTAAATGCTAGTGGAGTAAATTTAGGAAATGCTTTAACTGATTCTCATGTAATAAGCGGTAGCTTAAGAGTTAATCCAAATGGATTGTTTGTTAGTTCTAGTGGATTAGTAGGAATAGGTAATATTGTTCCCGCTTATACATTAGATGTTAGTGGTACAGGAAGATTTACTTCTACATTATTGGTTAGTAGTACTGTAACTGCCGTTGGATTATCTAAGTTTTGGGATGGTACACAAGGGTTTAATATTGGTGCTGCAACATTTGGTACTGGCTATGGTGCGTTATATTCAACAGGAGTAACCCCAAGTTCAACAAACTTTTCATTTACATCAAATGGTTTATCAAGTTATGTTAATGCAACTAATGATGCCGGTATAACTATAAATAACGGGTCTTCAGGAATCTTTTTAATTTCATCAGGAAATGTAGGTATTAATGGAACAACCCCAACTTCTAAATTACACGTTTTTGGAGTAGATGCTACAGTTGGTAATTTATCAGATGTATGGAATTATTCAATATTTAAAGTAATACCAAGACCTAATTTAAGTGATACTACATTAATGATAAGTAATGCTGGTAATACTTCTACTATTGGAATTTCTGCTGCTAGTTCTACTACAAGTGCTCAGCCATTATCTTTAAATCCTTTTGGGGGTAATGTTTTAATAGCTACTACCACTGATTATGGATATAAATTAGCATTAAATGGTCAGCCTGGTTGTAATGGTTATACTGCTTGGACAAACTGGTCAGATTCAAGATTAAAAGAAAACGTAACTGATTTAGAAGTTAGCAATGTATTAGATAAGATTTGTGCAATAAGACCAGTAACATATAACTACAATGAATTATCAGGCTTTGATGAAGAAACAAGAGCAAGAAGAATATCAGGATTTATAGCTCAAGAGTTAATGGAAGTATTCCCTGATATGGTTGGTACAATTAAAAAAGGTGATGAGGAATATTACGATACCAATTTATCCAATTTAACATTATACTTAGTAAAAGCAATCCAAGAGCAAAACCAAACAATACAATCCTTACAAGAACAAATAAACATACTATCTAAATAAAAAGAAATGACAATATTTTTAACCATAGTATTTTTAATTCACTTAATTAGTTGGGTTTTATACCAAAAGCATCAATTTAAAGAACGTGATTTATACGAAATAAATCCACAGGAAGCATACGAACAAAATAAAAAATGGCATTTTTGGAAGGGAATAAACCATATTTCAGTTTACGTTTTGGTTTGGTTGCTTTATGGTTTTTGGTCAATGTTTTTATTTGCGACTGCTTTTTGGTTTGGCTTTGACATTCTTTGCAATATTATTGTTTTAAAAAGACCTGCCTTTTATGTAGGGGTAACGGCTGACACAGATAAGTTTATTAGAAAGGTAGCTGAATTTATAAAAATAAAACCTGAATATACTTCGGCATTGATAAAAGTATTAATTTTGATAATATTATTAATTTTAAAATAAAAACTATGATTACTTTAAATGAAGAACAATTGAATGAATTAAACCAATTTTGTCAAGAATTGCCAACAAAATATGGCGTGCCTTTACTACAATGGTTTAAGAAAATTCAAGACGAACAAAATCCACAAAAAGAACAAGATTTTACAAACAACCCAAATGACCCTAACGCAGGTTTAGGATAAATTTTAATATGACACCGCATAGTAATCAAGCCGACATAGGCACAGGAATAAGCGTTTTAAGCGCTATTGTAAGTATTTCAACAATTCAACCCGTAGTTACTTTATTTGCCGGTTTGATTGCAATTATATCTGGGGTGATGGCTATTCGCTATTATTATAACGCAACTAAAAAAGTAAAAGATGATTAAAAATTTTGTAATTGCAGTCTTATTGGTTGTAGTTATTTTGTTTTTAATTACAAATCCAACTTATAAAAGTTCCGTTATTGTAAAGATAGATACGCTTTACCAACAAAAGACTTTTACTAAATACAAAAAGGGAAATGACATATATTCGTATGTGATGAAAACCGATTCTGTATTTATTCCCGTTCACGATACCATAAAAATAGTATCCGATTATAGCCGTGTTTATTCGTATTTAGATACGATTAGATTAGATACGAATAATGTCGTATTTATTCAAGATACGATTACCCAGAATAGGATCATAGGGCGTGGATTTAGCGCTAATTTAAGCGAGAAAACTATAATTGAAACAAGGACAATTACCCCAAAACCTAAGAATGCCCTTTATTTAGGCGTATTAGCTGATTTAAGACAGGATAAGTCTTTGCAAGGGGTAGGCATAGGCGTAATGCTAAAGGTCAAGGATAGGGCTTTAATTGGCTTAGGATTTGATTCTAACAATTTTATAAGGACTTCATTTTACTTTAAATTATAATATGCGACAATTCTTTACAGAGGATAGCAACCGATTAAGTATGAAAAGGCTATGCGGATTTATTTGCACTATTTCAATCTGTGGCAAGTTAATTCATACGCCAACAGAATCATTGGTTTATTTAGTAGCAGGATTAGCGGCGGCTGCATTAGGTTTGACAACTGCTGAAAAAATATTTAAAAAAGATTAGTATGAAACTAAGCGAACATCGGGATTTAAGCGAGGTTATTCGTAGCGAATCAGCCAAGCGAAATGGCATTTCAAATATGCCAACGGTTCAACATATTGCTAATTTTAAATTATTAGCTGAAAATGTTTTTGAGCCTA